CAGCGTTCGCGGATTGAACACTTTATCGGATTTGGGCTTTGCTGCGCCCTCGACTACCGGTGCGGCGGCGTTGGTGAAGCTCGTCTCCTCGACAAACTGCACGGCGCCCGCCGTCGTGCGGCCTTGCGGCACGAGATCCCGCACGCCGAGCGGCAGCCGCGGCCCGCCGCCGACGCCGACAAACTCCGTTATGGCGCGCGAAATGCCCACCATATCCTTCTGGCCGAGCCCTCCGCGGAGCGTCGCGGTGTACTGGCCGTGCCCGCCCTGCTTCACGAAGGCGAGGAAGCCGGGATCTTCGATGAACCTCTGGCCGATCGACTTCGGCACCTCGGGCTCGGCAGCCTTGCGCCGCTGCACTTCCTCGATGGCGTCGAGGCGCGTTTGCGCGGCCGCGATCGTCTCGGCGTGCTTTGTCTGGATCGCCATGAGATCCGCCGTGATTTTGTCGATCGAGGTCTTGATTTCACCCGACGGTTTGCCCGCGGCAAGCGCGGCGTCAAGCGCCGTGTATTTCGTTTTCAGTTCCGTGAAGAGGCCGAGGACCTGGTTCTTGTCCTCTTCGGAGAGCAAAGGTGTAGGCATAGAATGATTCCTTTCCGAATTAAAGTTGTATCCGTTCCAGCGCGACACGGGCCATGAATGCCCGCCGCACTTCTTCCTCGCCCTCGTCAGCATCCCGCCGATCAAGCGCACCGTACCCGCCGGCGACAAATCGCTTTGCCGCCTCTTTCGAGAGCCCTGCTTCCCGCAGGTACTCTTCAAACTCGCGTATACTCCAGAGAATTTCGCCCGCCTGCTTCACGTCCGTCATCCGCGCGCGAGGCGCAGCGGGTATGGCTGCAAGGCTGAATTCCCAGACGTTCAGATTGCGAAGTGTGCGAATCCCGGTTTTCTCGTCATAGTCCGCGCCATCTTCGCCCCGAATCGAATATCCGATTGAAAGCCCGATTTTTTGTCCTAACGCCGATGCGTGACGAGCAGTGGCATGCGCATTTCGCCCCTCGTCCGATTGCAGAGTAAATTCGCCCCAGACCTTCAAACCCTTAGAATCTTCCTCGGCACCCGTCGAGAATCCGACAATACGCCCGGTATTGTGCCCCATGAGCACGGGCCACCGCCCGGCTGATTCCTCGACGGTTTCCTTAAACGCGCCACGCTTGATGCGATCATTTTGAAGATCAACCGCGTTGAAGATTGCAGCGTGCCCCTCGAACTGCCCGGCTTCGGTCAGTTCCTTCGAGAAGGCGAAGGAACAGGCGATTACTTTGCGCTCGGCGTCTGGCATGGCGGACTCCTGTGTTATACTATGTATATACAGCCGTGATATACGAGTGGGACGAGAGAAAAAACAGCGCGAACTTACAGAAACACGGCATCCCTTTTGAGATCGCAACACAGGTGTTCGATGATCCGAATTGCATCATCGAGCAAAACTATGACGACCCCGAAACCGGAGAGCCGCGCTGGCAAGCGATCGGCATTGCGCGAGCTCATCCGGCAATCCTGATGGTGATTCATGTCTACCGCACTGACGAATGGAAAACAATCGAAATCGACGAAGAGCCGGAAGAGGTCATCCGCATCCTATCCGCACGAGAAGCTGATTCGCGTGAAGTCCGAAGATATCGCAAAATATAAACTCTCGGAACGCGATCGGCGCGCGCTCAAGCGCATCGCCGAAAGTCAGGCCCGCGGCGACGATTCCGACATCGACTACAGCGACATTCCGCCACTTACAGACGAACAACTCTCCAGCATGATATCGCTGCGCGAATTCCGCAAACGCATTCCGGTCAGCGTACGGGTTGATCCGCGCGTGATCGAATGGCTGAAAGCGAAAGGCCCGGGACACCTGACCAGAATTAACGACATCCTGCTCAATCTGATGGAAGCCGAACAACGCCGGACCTCCGGTTAAGCCGCGCTTCTGCGCGGCCTTTGCGACCGCTTCACCTGGAAGCTCATAACACACCTGCAATTGACTATGAGCCCCGCAGGAGCCAAGAAACTCCCGTCTCCCGGGTGCATCATCCGGTAACCTCCCACTACAAACGCAGCGTCGAGCGCCCGCCGTTGACCGCTCGCCGCCCTGTGAGCATCGCGCGCATCCGCACGCGCGATCCAGATCTTTTCCATCGGGACAGTAACCAACTCCGCCGCGACCAGCGAGCCGTAATTCGCCGCCGCATGCACTTCCGTCCGCGCGATCGTCTGCGCCCGTTCGGGCGTGATCGACCGGCGGTGCTTCACGATCCTGGCCGCGATCTCGTCGCGCGATTCGCCTTTCTGCACGCCGATGCGGATCTGATTGCCGATCTCGTCTTTCGAGGTCTGCGTAATGCCCTTGACGCGCCCGGCGCCATTCATCCGGAGATGGCTCAACGCCGCCTGCATGAAGGGATCGGGCGGCGCCGCCGCTTTCATCGGCTCTATCGCGTCCGTCACGAATTCACCGGCCCGCGGCACGGTCGAGATCCAGACGCGCCACAGATACCGCGTCCAGTCTTCCTCGGAGACGGAATCGAGCGCCGCGTCCTCGCCGCCGTCGAGATACGCTTGAGCCGCCCTCGCCCCTTCCCGCGCGAGGATAGCCGCCGCGGGCCGAACCCATCGGGCTTCTTCGCGGTCGAGGAAGCGCGCGAATTGCGCAGCCTGGCGCGTAATCGAGATTTCAGCGGGCGCGGCAGCCATACGATTACTTCCATTCCCCGCTGCCCAGTTTTTGGACGATGTACTCGGACCAACCTTGAGGATCAAATGTCCTGCCATCGCCGAGCGTGATTACCTCGCCGTTTTCATCGCTATACAGAACATGCTCGACAATCTTGCCGTTTACTCGCACAGTCGATTGACCAAAAGCATCGGGATGCGGAAGTTCAAGCACCGCTCCAGTTACTTTATTCTTCAGCGTCAATTCACCCTCTGCTGCCCGATCACTTCCAACTGAATCGCCTGCCCCTGCAAATCGAACCATTCGCCCGCAATCTCGACCGCCGTAAACGCCACTTCCTGATGCTCGGTCATGAAATAACTGACCACCGCGAGCCGCGTCACGCCCCGCTCGCGCAGGACCGCGTTCACGTACTTCATTTCCGTGAAGCCCGGCACGGGCGGCAGCTCGTTGATGCCGCGGATATCCTCGATGCGCCCGATGCAGACGCCGGGCGCGCCGGAAATGCGGACGCGGGTGAACAAGCGGAGATTCTCTACCAGTGGTTCCATATCCCGCACACCCGCGTCAGAATCGCCCCGCCCATGATCGCCAATATAATCGCGATGTAGATCCAGAACGCACGGTTAACGCTCATACGGCTGACCGCTGATAGCTGACAGCTTCATAGCGGCTCGGCCTCCGAGCCCTGCAGCGGCAGGAAATTCGCCGGCGCATAGAACACATCGCCGCCCGGGACGGCCTCATATGCTAATGCTTCACGCGCCTCATTTTGCATGATCAGCCCTGAAGTCCACAGCTTCACGACCCGCTCAGCCGCCTCGGCCCGCGTCGCGACCAGCGCATCGAAACTGTTTTTATCAAACTCCAAGGGCGATTCGTTGTAACCAGGGCGCTCGATTATTCCCACAGACGGCACCGCGATCGCCCGATTCCAGTCGCCTTTGAAATGCTCCAGCAGCGGAATCACCGCTTCCATGTACAGCGCCTGGCGCGATTCGTGATAGGTGGCGTAGGTGCGGGTCGATGTGTCGCCGATCAATGCCGGATCGACATGAAATACACTCGCGATATCGCGCTTGGTGAGCGTCTGCTGCTGCGAAACGCCCGTATCATTCGGCTTGAAGCCGCCCATGTCGTTCCATTTGGCGTTTTGCAGGAACAGCGCCTCACCCTGCTCGCGCGTGCGCTTCACCCGCTCGCGCAACTGCGCAACCTGCGTGTCGGTCCAGTCGGACTCGGGCGAGGCCTCGATCCAGCCCGGCGAGAATCCGGCCTGCATGAGCCGCTTCATGAGCGTCGCGGATTCGTTCTGGGCGTCGATATCGAGCAGCGCCGCTTCAATCGGCGACATGCCGTAGATCGGATCGAGCGGATTGAACAGCTTCGAATGCATCATGTCGGCGGGCGCGACCGGATAGGGATACCCCCGCGCATTGCGCACATGCCACATCGTGACTTTGGGGTAGCGCGCGTCTTCGCCCTCTGTCGTCACGTTCGTCTTCGCGTGCACACGGTCGGGCGGGATGAGGTAGAGCGCGACCGGCTGGCCCTGCGCGTTGCGTCCGATTTCAACGAACGCGTTGCCCGAGATCAACAAAAAGCTCAGCCAGTGTTCGATGAACGTCGGCCCGCCCGCTTTCGCCAGCAGTTTTACGGATTCGATCGAGGGCGAGCCCGGCTCGGTGTCCCATTTCACCTGTTTGCCCGCCGTCGCGATGAGCGAGATGCAGGCGTAGACGTCGCTGTTTTTGCTGTAGCCCTGCGTCGCGAAGCCCGCGTAGTCGCGCGAGGACCACGACGGCGCGCCGAGCGGCGAGACGTAGCGCACCGTGATGGATGGCAGGTTGCCGCGCCCGTCGTTGATGATCGGGACATCGGCTTGCTTGCGGAAGAGGTTGCGGAAGCGGTCGAGCACTTGAGGCATTCTGACCAGACCTAGCCGGACACCCGTCTTATCCCATGGATAAGTGGGCTGTAGTGCATTATTGTGGTCAAAGCGGTCAGCGGTCAGCGCGGCGTCGCAACACTGACCGCTGATTTTATGGCGGTTACGTCGAAGGCTGTGATTCTGTTACGACCGGACTATGAGCAGCGCTCATTCGATCACTGTGTCGATCAACAATGGATCTCGCTACAGGTTTGCGCTGCTCGCGAATAGACTCTCTTGTCTGCGCGGGCGGCATATTGCCAGCGCGAGCGGCCTCAACTATGCCAATACCAATATCACTGAGGCTCCACAGCGTTGAACCGGCGCTGTCCCGGCGAGTCAGAACCTCTTTTCGACTCCGCGCTTCACGCAACGCACCATTAGAGTGTTTAGCATGGATGAAACCCGAATGCGGATGACAAGCACAATGATGATCCGCTATTTCTCCGGCCCTGTGTCCAGTCTTTCCGCCCTTCTGCATCAATTCATACATGGCGTTTTCCCATTTCAAATATAGGGGCCAAGAAGTCTTCGGATGAAATGTGACCACCGCGTTCGGTTGTACCGCTGGCTTGAACTGTTGCTCGACCGCCGCCGCACCCGATAAACGCTCACGAGGCTCTTGTGCTTTCGCCTCTGCTGGCTGCAATGTGGTTATTTCTTCCTGCATGGTCCGACGCGGGAGGAACTTTGACAATACGTCGGTGAATACCTCGGTCAACATCGGCTTCAGGGACTGCTCGTCAAATGCACCCTTCAGCGTAGTGGTCGTAATTTCAAACGGGATCATAAACTGTCCTTTCGTTGCTCAGCCTCGCTCTTTTTGCTCGGCTTCGCGATAGATCGCAACGGATAAAAGCTTATCGGCTGCGGAGTCTAACTCATAATCATGAGTCCATATAATTATTGCCGACCTCTATCTCCACATCACCCACATCGCAAACACCGCAAACGCGATCGCGAGAATCAGAACGACCATACGAACGGGATCGAGCACGGGATGATCGAGCATGCGATGCGCGGGCGGCGGATTACCGCGCCCGCCGCGAATCAGCACCCAGGCCATACGCTATAATCAACATAGCCCGTCGCTTACGGGCTGGAGAACCAACGTGAAAGACATTCAAGTTTGGCAGGCGCTCGCGGGCATCATCGCCGCGTATGCGGCCCTGTTCGGCGGAATCTACGCCGTCGTGACCAAACCGATTCAGGCGCAATTGAACGACATCGCAGCCCGGCTCGGACGCATCGAAACGAAGCTCGACGACCACGGCCAGCGGATTTCGCGGCTTGAAGAACGCACTTCGCCACTGCGCCATTGATCCCCGCCGTGCGCTTCTCCGCGTAAGCGGGGCGTGCGGGATTAAGCACCCCGCCAGCCGGTTACGTAAGACCGGCAACTTCACAATTTAGACAAATTGACCAGCTCGACCATGTAGCCCTGGAACAGATTTTCCGGATCAGGCACGCCCGTCACATCCGATGCCAGCACCTTCCCCGTCGTATTGGAGCACACACACAACTGCTGTGTCGCGCCATAGTTCACGTTCGCCCAACTGAAAGCGTGAATGGTGTGCGAGTTCGGGTTGTAGACCGGATGGCCCGCGTTCTTCGCGAGCGCGGCGTTCAGATCGTCGAGCAGAGGATATACCCCTTCGAGATTCACTCTCTTGACCATCGCACCGAATCCGAATTTCTCGTAGTTCGATTCGGTCATTTCTTTAGGTTCAGGTTCTAACATTGGGATTCTCCTATTCCGCGCAAACGCCGGCGGTTATCACTGTGGGCCGCCGGCGTTATCAACGCGGCTCAACGCGGACATATTCGCCCTGGCTTGCGATCGCAACTTCGATCGGACGTGATGCCCGCGCGAACTCAAGCTATCAGCTTTCAGCAATCAGCTTTCAGCCTATATCGTCGTATGATTGCTACATGAGAAAGCGGCGATCACCAGTAACAGCGGATGATACCCGGCGGCTCATAGACGAACAGGAAGCCGCAGAATTGCTCGGCATGAGTCTGGCGATGATGCGACGCTGGCGTTGGCTTGACGAGGGGCCGCGCTATCGCAAAATCGGGCGGCGTGTCGTCTATCAGATCGCCGATATCGATTGCATTTATCGCTTCACTGCCGACAGGCGGCGCGCTGAAAGCTGAAAGCTGACCGCTGACAGCTTTTTCTTACTTCTTCGGCTGCGCCGTCGGCGGCTCGGGCGGGATATCGACCACGGCCGCATGCCATCCGCTGCGCGCGGTATAGACGGCAACGAACGCCTTGTTGAGCGGGATCGTCCCGCCGCCGCCCGGCGGATTCGGCCAGATGCCCGGCGGATAGTAGATCGGCGGCGTCACGATGCCGCCCGGCCCCGGCAGCGCGATCGGCGGCATGATGATCCCGCCGCCCGGAATATGAATCGGCGGCGACACTTCGTTCGGCGGCTTGGGCGGCCCCGGCCAGATTTCAGGCGGCAGCGCGATCGGCGGCGTCGCGATTCCGCCAAACCCCGGCGGATGCGGCCAGACGCCAGGCGGGTAATGGATCGGCGGCGTCACTTCGCCGCCCGACCCTTGAATCGGAACGATGTATGCGAGCATGGTTGTCTCCTTGGAAAATAGCAGTCAGCAGTCAGCGGTCAGCGATCAGCTTTTCGCTGAACGGCTGTAGCTGAATGCTGAGCGCTGATTGCTGAAAGCTTAATGAAGGGAGCACTACAAACTGAATACGCGACCCGTCAGCTTCGGCTTGAGCATCAGATACGACAGCCCCCACACGAGCGCATCCATCCTGTTCGGGCTCGCGCTCATGCCCGCGACGTAATTCGTCATCTCGTCTTCGAGCTGCGGGAACCCGCCGCAGTGGTGGACTTTCCCCTGCTCATACAGCGCCGCGACCGGCTCGGCCCGCGTGATCTTGCCGCGCGAGGCGTGCACGCGCTCATACGAGATATTGCGCCGCTGCGTTCGCAGCAGCGATTCGATCAGATCGCCGCCCTGGTTCGCCTCGCCGATGATCCGGTCCGCTGAAAGCTGGTCGTAGGTCGCGACCGCGCGCGAGATCCAGTCATCGGGAGACAAGCGGCCCGAACGATCGGCCAGCACGTAGCCGTGCCCGTCAACGCCAAGCCCTACGGGCACGATGCCGACCTCGTCGGACTCCGGGCCGCTTGTAACCGCGGGATCGATCGGAACCACGATGCGCACCAATTCAGGCGCGGTTTGGACCCGCAATTCCTCGATCCGCGCTCGCGACCAAAGCGCGCCCTCGGCTTCCTCGAGCAGCTCGCCCTCAAGCTCCTGCCGGCCGATGCGCGTGCCGCCGTACACGCGCTGAAGATCGGCCAGCACCGATTCGGGCAGATTCGCCCAATTGTCGAACGTGGATCCGCGCGTGACGATCGTGCGCGGATCCGCAATCAGCTTGCGCAGGAATGCCGACGGCCGCGGCGTCGTGGTCGCGACGATGCGCGGATCGCGCCCCAGGCGCAAGCCGAACTTCAGATTCGACCAAAGTGGATCCGGATCCTCATAGATCGCGACTTCATCGCACCAGGCGGCGTGATGCTGCGGGCCCCGGAGTCTTTCCGGCCGCTCTGCCGAGTACACCATCGCAACCGATCCGTTGCGGAACTGCACGCGCCGCTTCGACGGGAAGTACTCGGGCCGCTCTTCGGGCGGGAAGATCGACATCAGCCCCGATTCGCCCTCGATCATGACATCGCGGGCATCGGCGGCGGTCGGCGCAACCAGCGCGATGTAGCTACCCGGATTCGCGGTCACGAAATCCCGCACCCACTCGGCGCCCGTCCGCGTTTTGCCGGATCCGCGCCCGCTCATAATCAGCCACACCGACCAGTCGCCCGCCGGCGCCAACTGCGACAGCCGCGCCCACATACGCCAGTCGTAGAGCAGTTCGCGGGCGGCGGCTTCGGAAAGCGCGAACGCCGCTTCGCGGACGTCTTCGGCTGTTAAGCGCAAGTCGATTGTGAGCATTCAGCTTTCAGCGATCAGCCTTCAGCCCGTACCGGTTCCTTCTGAATCCCGCGCAACTGAAGCGCCGCCCGCTCAACGCAATCGGCGCAATGGATCGTCTCGCCCGGCCGCACAGGCATCCAGAATACATGCCCACATTCGAGCGCGACGAAAAAGCCCGGAATCCCTGGCGAGTTATCCTCGGCGCTGCCCGTGACCTTCCGCCGCACAAGCAGCGTCGAGTCGATTTCGTAGTTCATAACATTCAGCACTCAGCTTTCAGCTTTCAGCTTCGCGTCCTGGCTGACCGCTGAAAGCTGAGCGCTGATTGCTTCTTTCCAGTACAGCACAATCAATTCCTCGACCAGATAATCGTTCACGCCGAGCATCGCGTATTCCCGCTCGCGCCCGGTCGCGGCGATCGCATCGGCGGCCGCCCGGCGTTGTTCGGAGCGCAGGCGGTCGATTTCGTGCGAGCTTTCAGCATTCAGCATTCAGCGGTCAGCCGCTAATCTTCGCAGATTTCCACTTCGAGACCCGACGGCAATGGCGACTCCCGATCGCAATCCTCACAGATCAGCCGCTCGTTAACTGCCAATTCGGACGGTTCCCCTTCAGGCTCGAATCGCAGAACACCATTAACGATTTCCCTGACTTTATACACCATCGACACATCTTCGACGTAGAGCAGGCTTGCTGATCCGCAGTGCGGGCATGTTAGCTGATTGCTGATCGCTGAGTGCTGATTGCTCAACCGCTGATCGCTCATCTAAACATCTCCGTCTGCTGCACCCGCCGGAACTGCACGCGCTCGGTGCACGTCTCGCGATGATCGCGCCCGTCGTCGTCTTCGGGCCGCATCGTGGTCGACGTCCGCACCCACCAGATATCGCGCCCGCAGCCTTTGCACCTGCCGGGATAGCGCGTCACGCGTTCGCCGTCGCGCTCGACCGACTCAGGCCGCCGCGATTGCTTGTCGGTTTGACGCGCCGTCTTCACTTCACCGTCCCCAAGAAATCGCGTGCCCGACGGCAGACTGCGCCAGCCGTAGCGATCGC